GAGTGTCCGCAATGCGCATCTACATCCTTATCGCAGCATGTATCTTCGCAGTTAGCAGCGCTTCGGCGCACGACGCCCAGGACAAGGCCGTCACAACACTCAACACCTACGCGCGAAACTTGCTGGACGAGGCTGCTGCCGAGGGCCTACACGTCGTAGTCAACGACGACCCGCCACCGCAATGGGCCAACATCCAACTAACGCGCTACCAGAAAGCCAAGCTGCGCTACATCCGCACCAAGTACGCGGTCTACAACACACGTAACAAGCACCGCGAATCCGCAGAACTCGAAGCCATGCTCACGCCTGCACAAAAGAAAGCTGTCGCCAACAAGTAGATACCCAAATGCGGGCTGTGGGGTCGCGCACACCCCCCGTGACAAGGCGACACGGCAGGAGTACACTGACAGCCCGCAACTTCACAAACGCCCGCCCCTCAGCCCGCAGGTAGCAACACAAGCAAAGCAACACGAACCTGCGGGCTTCGGGGCGGGGGCATCCATGCCGCGTCCTGCCGCCCATCCAGGGCGGCAATAGGGCATCCATGCCCATCTGGGGCATCCGTGACTACAAATAAGCTTCATTGTTGCCATCTCACGGGCCTCGCACATTCACTGCCGCCTCGCACGGCATAGCCGCCTCGCACGGCCGCGCAAGAAATTGGATTTTTGAATTTTTCCGCGAACCCGAACTCGCCCGCCCAAGGAGGAGAAACAATGAAAGCAACCCTACCAATTCCCTGGCCCGAAACGACCATAACAACCAAATCATTCCGTTGCGTCGTTTGCAACGGGTTGGGCTTCACATTCCGCAGCAACACATGCAAGCCTTGCCCCGAATGCGAAAACCAAGGGTACGTCACTGAATACCACGCCGAACCACCAAGGACAACACGACAATGACAGCACAAATCCTGTCAATCAAGCAGCCGTACGCTTCATTCATCGTTCTGGGACTGAAAGAAATCGAAACCCGAACTTGGAAAACAGACTACCGAGGACTTCTCTACATCCACGCCTCGGCTGCAATCGACTACCAAGCAATCCAATTGTGCTACATGGAACCATTCCGCAGCACGCTCAAGCCATTTTACCGCACTGCAAACGAATTACCACTAGGGGCAATCATTGGCCACACTGAACTCACCCAATGCTCACCCACAGAAAAAATACTCAAAAAATTAAATACCACAGAATTATTATGCGGGAACTTCGCACCCGGACGTTTCGCATGGATACTCAAATGCCCACAACGCATTGTGCCCATTCCATGCAAAGGCAAACTCGGGATTTGGACAGCACAAATCGCAGCAACCACACTGGCAGAGTAATGGTGAACCATGATCTTTGACTTCATAACAATGATCGAGTACATAGCCCAAGACGCAATATTGGCTTTCGCAACAGCATGGAAGCACCGCAGGAGAGACAACAAAACCTCCATAAAAAACCCCACACTGCCAGGCGAGATCGACTTCACCATGCATACCTGGTGGGATTTTACGAACGGCTCATGCTGGGACCCCAAAGCTATCCCAGACCATGCAGCCACCATGATCGCGAAACACAACTACGACGCAGCTACGGCCCTCGTTGCACTATACTACCACATGCGGGCAGCCGGCCGACTTGCGCCTAAAACAACAGACCTAACCATCGCCAGGCTTGTCAACCAAATCATGCAGGAGAATGCAAAATGCAAATGCAAGACTACCAACACCAAGCACAAGGATTCTTCAACCAAAACACCACAGACCCAAAGGCCCAAATCGCCAACTGGGCTTTGGGTCTCACCGGAGAAGCAGGCGAAGTCGCCGAACTTCTAAAAAAGCACTTGTTTCACAGCCGACCACTGGACCAAAGCGCACTGCTAAACGAACTCGGCGATGTCCTTTGGTACCTCACTGCGCTAGCCACAACTTTTGGCTTCACACTCACCGCTATCGCCCAGAACAACATTCACAAACTCAGTCAGCGATATCCTACACAAGCACCAAGCCGCAACCACGACAAGAGCACACAGATGACACTGAACATCAACGACATGGACCCTACAATGGTCTACGACCCTATTGAGAACCCAACACAATGCACTATTACATCCACAGACAGCAACCTCCTTGGCACAACTCTAATCGCACACTACGGACTCAAGGCCATGTCGGAGGACTCAACCATACCCGAAAATACCAAAGAAAAAGCCGCCCTTTGCTTCTGCAATTTCCTGATTGCTCTCGCTGAACACGGAACTCCAACCATCAAAACACGAATCACGAACCTTATGTCTCTAATCATGCACCAACTAGAGGAGCCCACATGTCCCACATCGTAACCATTAACATCCAAATGCGTGAATTGGAAGCCATCAAAAGAGCCTGCGCTAGGCTCGGATGGACTTTCAAGGAGAACCAAAAAACCTACAACTGGTTTGGCGACTGGGTAGACGATTCACCGGTGCCGCGAGGACTCTTCGCGAGCGAACAGGAATACCAGGCCGTCCTCGCCATGGACCGAACCGAACGAAAGCAACACATGAACAACGTGCTAGGCAAATGTGAGCACGCCATAAGCGTCCCAGGATGCCAATACGAAATCGGACTCATCAAACACGGCTCAGGCTACACACCAATCTGGGACTGGTACGAAATTGACCTGCACAATGCTTTGGGCTCCAACGCTGACCCACTCAAACAAGCCTACGCAGTCGAACGCGCCAAGATCGAAGCCCAACGATCAGGATACAGGGTCCACGAAAAACTTCTACCAAGCGGAGCTGTGCACCTAACAATCCAAGGTTACTAAGGAGACCACATGGAAGCCAATTACGCGCTACCCTTCACGCTAGGCGTAGTCACCGGCGCAGTTCTCACCGTCATCCTCCAAACCATTTGCAACCTAGGAGCACTACCATGACTGACTACCAAATCCGCATCCTCAAGCTCAATGAACACCTCACACCAGAAGAGACAGCAGAAACTGCCGCCAAAATGCTCAATGAAGCCACCGGAGACGCAAATACGGCAGACATCTTCATCAACATGCTGGACGATGATATTGCCGACGAAATCGCCTTAGCATTCACGGAACTATCCCGCGACTTGGAGGCAAGCGATGAACAAGACGATTGAAATCACCGTGCACCCCAACGGCGAAACCGTCATCAAGCCTATCGGCTACACCGGACAATCATGCAAAGACGCTACCAGGGCACTGGAACAAGCCCTGGGACTGAAAGTCAAAGAGCAAGAACTGCCCGAAATGCACCAAACCCAAACCACACACATTCAAGGGAGCGCCTAATGGCCACACGCAGCCTAACTGTAATGTACACGCAACACCGCGAAATTACCGTCATGTACAAACACTGGGACGGATCGCCTCACGTGTACGGCAAGCAACTTGCGGAATTCTTGCAAAACATGAAAATCGTTGACGGCATCGACAGCGACGCCCAAAACAGCCCATTTGTCGCCAATGGAGCCGAATGCCTTGCTGCTCGCATTGTCGCACACTTCAAACAACCAAGGCCCGGCGACATCTACCTATATCCACCAAAGACGCGCTTTGTTGGCGAGGAATACTTGTACACAGTTCTCGCAGAACCAAAAACACAAATCACCCTTGTCATATACGAAGCACGACCCTCAAAAAGGCATTACAACCGCTTGTTCACCGGATCGCCCCAACAAATCCTTCAACAACTGCAAGGAAACACTCATGACCAGAAAACAACTCAGTGAACTCATCCACGCCGGCTTCACTGGCATATGGATCGAAACGAGTGAACCGGAAGAAGCGGCCCGAGAAATTGCCTCTATCGCCCACAGCCACAACCTGACATTGGACACATGGCAATGCGTCAACACAGAGCCACCCATTGACGCCATTAACAAAGCCCGAGACATCAAGCCGGCAATCCACTGCTACCTCAACTTGCACCGCTTTTTCGACAGCCCTTTCACAATTCAGGCGTTCTACAACGCCATTATCCAAGGCAAGTCTGAACGATGCTTTCACATCATCATTGCCCCAACCGTGCAAATACCCCTAGAACTGCAAAAACACATCATAGTAATCGAACACCAACTGCCCAATGCACAAGAACTGAACCAGATCGCCAAAGAGCTTACCAACAACACAGACGACGCACCAACGGAGATCATTGACGCAGCAGCGGGGTTGACACGATACGAAGCTGAAGGCGCGTTTGCACTATCACTCGTACGGCACAAGAAACTCAACCCGGACGCAATCTGGGAAATCAAAGCCAACACGGTCAAGAAAAGCAAAACGCTCACACTGCACCGAAACGGCGACTCATTCAAAAAAATCGGGGGCCTCAATGGACTCAAAGCTTTCTGCTTGCAAGCCATGGCATCCAAAACACAGTACGCCAAAGGAGTCTTGCTGCTTGGCGTACCAGGAACCGGCAAATCTGCTTTTGCGAAAGCCCTGGGCTCTGAATCCGGCCGCCCTACGCTCACGCTTGACCTCGGCGCACTAATGGGGAGCCTTGTCGGACAAACGGAAGCCAATATCCGCCAGGCCCTCAAGATCGCCGACGCAATGCAACCATGCATCCTCTTTGTGGACGAAATCGAAAAAGCTCTCGCCGGATCGACAAGTTCATTCCAGGGCGACTCTGGAGTCAGTGCAAGAATGTTAGGCACACTGCTAACCTGGCTCAATGACCATCAAAGCAACGTCTTTTTCATCGGCACTTGCAACGACATCAGCAAACTACCAACCGAATTCACCAGGGCCGAGCGCTTTGACGCCGTGTGGTTCCTCGACTTGCCAACCCCAACGCAACGAGAAGCCATATGGAACATCTACCTCCAAGGAAACGATGCTCAAAAGCCAGACGACACAAACTGGACAGGAGCCGAAATTGCTTCCTGCTGCCGCCTCGCTGCAATGCTAAACACCACATTGCAGCAGGCGGCGCAGTACGTCATTCCGGTAGCCGTCACAGCGGAAGGCCGCATCAATGACCTGCGGGACTGGGCCACAAACCGATGCCTGGACGCCGAAACTGGCCAAGTCTATAAACCAAACGCCTCCAAACACACCAGAAGGGTCTACAAATGAATCAGTCGCCACCAAAAAGATGCAAGCGCCCAAAGGATACATAACGCGCATTCAGGAGTACACTGCGCCCACAGGAGAACAGACCATCTTGCTAGAAATAACACTAATCAGCACAACAGATAAACGAACGAACTTGCCCCCAATAGCGCTCACCAAGCGCAACGCACACTGAATCTACAACGTGCTCAGCACGATCCTTGGCAACACCATGCTCTCACGACTTGAGCCGAAACCAAACTAACTCGGAGACAACCATGTCAGTGCAACAACTCAAAACACAAATAACCGGCTGCCGGCTCTCCATAAACAAGCTAGGCTTAACACGCGCGCTCAACGGTGTGCAGGTCCACAAGGCTGCCGAAACATTCAAGGCGGAGCAGAAAATGCTTATAGCCAGAAAGAAGCTCCTTGACCCCAAGCACGAAGCTTACCAGAAAGTAACGCACATCATCAATGCAGCGACACAGACCTGGCGCTACTACACCATGCCCTACCCTGAGCCAGGACTGCGGCTTGCCCCCAAAGCTCACATCGAAGCACTAAACCAAGAACTCGCACAGTGCACAGAAAAGCTCCACATCGCCCTGAACGAACTACAACAGCACTACCATGACATTCTCACCCAAGCCCAAACAAAACTCGGCACCCTCTTCAACCCACACGACTATCCCGAGAACATCAAAGCCCAATTCGCCATCACTTGGCAGTTTTGCAACGTCGAGCCGCCCATCGACCTGCAACAACTAACGCCCAACATCTACGAACAAGAGAAAGCCAAAGCTGAGGCCAAGCTTCAGGAAGCCATCGAATTGACACAACAAGCCTTCGCCGCAGAACTGTCGCAACTCGTTTCACACTTGATCGACAAACTGACTCCAGGACCCGAAGGCGAGAAAAAAGTCTTTCGCGACACAGCCATTACCAACCTCACCGACTTCATCCAGAGATTCAAAATGCTCAAATGCACAGAGAGCCCACAACTCGATGAGCTCATAGAGCAAGTAGCCGGCCTCACAAAAAACATCAGCCCCAAAGAGTTGCGCAAAGACGAGGCACTCAAAGAGCACCTAAAAACCCAAATGCAGCAACTAACCAACGCCCTGGAACCCATGATCGCCAAGGCTCCAAGGAGGGCCATCACGATGGCTGAGGACGACCCAACATGAACCACTCGCGCCGAGAACAAAGAAGGCGACAATACCAAAAGGCCAGGCTGAAACTCATACGCCAACTCGGAGGCCAATGCAAACACTGCCGCAACGCTAGACCCAGCGACTTGCAATTTGACCACATTTTCGGAGATAGGGACTGGACTCCATCCGCCACTGCACGATGGGTGCGACTGGCGCGCTACAGACGAGAAGCAGCGCAGGGCCGAATACAACTGCTCTGCACAACTTGCAACAGGAGAAAACAATGAACAGCCCGCTCAAATGGCATGGCGGCAAACACTACATCGCCAAAAAGCTCTGGAAAATCGCACAACAAGCTCCACACACACACCGAGTCGAAGTCTACGGAGGAAGCCTGGCTTTCACTCTGGCAACTGAGCCCACAGGATACAGTGAAGTAGTCAACGACATCCATCAAGACTTGATGAACTTTTGGCGGGTGCTTCAGGACCCCTATCTCTTTGCACGATTCCACCGAAAAGCAACAGCAACACCATTCTGCCAAGCTTTCTGGATCGGAGCCGGCCACGACCTGTCGGACGCCAGATTGGAACCTTGGGAACGAGCATGGGCCTTCTTTGTCCGGTGCCGACAATCGCTGGCCGGCCGAATGAACAGCTTTGCACCATTATCAAAAAAAAGAACGCGCCAACAAATGAACGAGCAAGCCTCAGCATGGATTTCCGCTGTAGCCATGCTGCCCGAAGTGCACAAAAGACTACAAAGAGTTGTCATCCTCAACAAGCCAGACCTGGAAGTCTTGCACAGCGAAGATGACATGCACACCTTATTCTACTTAGACCCACCCTATCTCCCAGAAACTCGCAACGCTCCAACAGTCTATCAAAACGAAATGACAAAAGAAAACCACATTAATATGCTGGCCGTAATCACACACTTCAAAGCCAAAATCATGCTCTCGGGATACGATAACGACCTGTACAATCTAGCCCTGGCTGGGTGGAAGAAGCACACATTCCAACTCCCGAACAACGCAAGCCACAGCATACAAAAGCCACGCAAAACAGAATGCGTATGGACCAACTTCTGAGGAGAGCTATGCCAAGCATCAGCATTGAAGAACTGACGCCAGAACAACGGAAAAACCTCCAAGTAAAAATGCCAAGACAGCACAGCTTCACCAAAGAAGATGTGCACTCTTGGGCATTTCGAATCCTCGCAGCCATGCACAAACTCAACCAAGAGCAGCGCAGGCGAGTCTTGCAGCACGCACTCAAAGTCAATCGCCTATCAGTAAGGGAACACAAATGAATCTCTACGTTCACCCCAACGGAACAATCCGCTGCCTATACAGCGAAACCTTAAACCTATCAAAGCTCGGGTACCTCACCATCCAGCGGGCCAGCAACGTGGAATACAAACCAGACCCAGCTACACCAACACACAGCTGGCACGTGGACCTAACGCCAATCGGCATACCCATAATCTCATCAGGGTTCCCTTGTCGATCCAAAGCGCTGCAATGCGAGACGGAACAACTGGAATTCATCCTCTCACAGGAGAAGCTATGAAGCTAATGTACCACAGCACTACGCTGCCACGAGTCAACGCCATTGTCGAGCCACACGACAGAACGGCAGTCGTCAAAAAGAAAAACCTGGCCTACAAGCTCATCATTGAATCACCCAACAGAAAAGGCCAACTAGCAGTCCACATGACGCCGATGCAACTCATCTGCATCTTCGAAATGCTCTACTCAGTCGTCCTTCAGGAGAAGCTATGCATCCCGCACTCCGAGCAGCCCTTGACGCCATACCGACCGACCTCGAGCCCATCGACCAGCACACAGCACGCGGCCTGATGATCGGATACCACAAACGATGGTGCACCAATCACCCTTGGACCAGCGAAGCCATCGAAACTACCTTCATTGTGCCCATTTACAACCCAGACACCGGCAGGCAGTCGCGTTACGCCCCCCACGCCGGCAAAATGGACAACATTGCTACAGGGCCGCCGGGCAGAGTGTTGGTCGAACACAAAACATGCAGCGAGGATATCACTGCCCCAGACGCCCCATACTGGCGACGCCTGGCCATCGACAGCCAAATCAGCCAGTACATGCTCGCCGCATGGCAAAAAGGCATCAAAATCACTACATGCCTCTACGATGTCATCCGCAAACCATGCATTGCGCCCAAAAAGCTCGGGCTCAAAGACGCCGCCAAAGTGCTCAACCAAGACACGTACCTCGGTCAGCGCATCAGCCCAGAAACGCACCACGACTTCTACCATGACACCGAAAAGCGCGAAACGCCAGAAATGTTCGGCATCAGGCTGGCCCAAGACTGCCAAACGCGACCCGAATGGTATTTTCAAAGGCGGTTGATCCAAAGAACAGAAAAAGACCTTGTCGAAACCGCCTCTCAACTCTGGAACACCGTCAAGGAGATCAAGAATGCAGACAAACTCAAGCAATTCCGACGCAACGACGAAGCCTGCTTCGCCTGGGGCCGGCCATGCGAATACTTCGACCTCTGCACCGGAGTCTCCGACCCAAGAAGATGGCCCAAAAACCCAAAGCGGCACCCAGAACTTGAAATCGCAGACGACCAAACAGCCATCACCCACTCAGCCCTCACAACGTACGCCACATGCCCCAAGAAATACGAGTACCGCTACATCGAAGGCTTCCAGTCAGAGCCAAGCCAAGCCCTCACCTTCGGCACCGATATGCACGCAGCTATCGCGGCCTGGTGGCACACCATTGACCAAGCTCGTCGCCATCAAGCCCAACAAACGAGTGCCTAACCATATCGTGCTCTACACGGTACCTGGGTGGGGCAAAACCTCATTCGCGGCCCAGGCAGACAAAGTCCTCTTCTTCATGTCACGAGGCGAAACTGGATTGCTCACCTTGTCGCAACATGACCAGATCCCAGAAACCCCTTTCATGCAATTTCAAGACGGGCACAACCTTGTTCCTGACGCCCGATCTTGGCAGCAGGTTCTTCAAGCCATTGATGCACTGCTCCATCAAGACCACGACTATAAATGGATTGCCTTCGACACCCTCAATGGAATAGAAAGGCTGTGCCACGAACATGTATGCCAAAAGGAATTTGCTGGCAATTGGGGCGAAAACGGCTTTGCTGCCTACCAGCGAGGCTACGACATCTCCATCGCCTACTGGCTCGAATTCCTCAACTTGCTCAACAAGCTGCGCGACGAGCGTGGCATCGGCACCATAAGCCTTTGCCACGTCGCCAACAAAACCATCAAAAACCCGCTCGGGGCCGACTACGACAGCTTCTTGCCTGACATGCACCTGAAAACATGGGCCAAAACGTCAGGCTGGGCTGACATCATCTTATTCGGTCGCTTCGAACTCGAAGTACTCCAAGCCAAGACTGACGCCACCAAGAAAGGCAAGGCCCGCGGAGGCAAAAACCGCATCATCTACACCACACACTGCGCTGGCTGGGATGCCAAAAACCGTCACGGCTTGCCTGACTACATCCTAATAAGCAACGAATCGGCAGCCCAAGCATGGCAAGACTTCAAAGACGCCTTTTCTAACAAGGAGAACGCATGAAAACGTATCTGCCTGGCAAGTATCGCTGCAAGGTGACCGAGCAAAGCTTCACCAAAGCCAAGACTGGAACCCACCAGTTCGAACTGCGCTTTGTCCCCGAAGGGCGATACAACGATCAGACTGGAGAACTGGAAGCCTGTGCGGCTGACGAACGCACAATCTTCAGGCCAATCACCGAAAAGACAGTCGATGGCATTTTCCAGGACCTTGACAAGCTCTTTGGTTACACAGACACGACTTTCAGCCGCCTGGACCCGGGTCACCAGGAGTGCTTTTCGTTGGTCGGAATGGAGTTCGACGCTCAACTCGACTACGAAACCTGGAACCAAAAAGAGCGCGAACGCTGGCGATGGCTCGCAGGCAACGGCCGACCCCAAGGCCAACTCCTCGACAGCGACGACATCCGCAAGTTGGACACCATGTTCGCGCGCAACAAGAAGCCAAACGGCAAGCAAACGAACACCAAACGAGCCGCCAAGGCTCCGTTCTAACATCGACCTCTTCTCTGCCAGCCGGCCAGCATCTGCAAAGGACAGCAGGGCTGGCCGGCCCAATTACCCAAGCGAGGACAACTGATGCGCATTTATTTCGTCGGAGCGCACGCTACTGGCAAAACAACCCTGGCCAAGCACATTGCTCGCAAATACGACTTGCAACTCATTACCGAAGCTGCGCGCCAGGTGCTTGCCGAGGAAGAAGCAACACTCGACAAGATACGCACAGACCAGGATCGTGCAAATCGGTTTCAAAAGACAATCTTCCTCAAGCAGCTTGCCAAAGAAATCCAGGCAAATGACAACTTCGTATCAGATCGAGCCTTCGATTTCATGGCTTACGCCGCTGAACACTCCACGTGCGCAGCAGCAATTCATGCTCAAGCCTGGAAGTCGTACCTCGACAAACTGCGAGACCCAAGAGCCCTCATCTTCTTCGTCAGGCCACACAAACACCTGAGACACCACGACGGCGTTCGCACCGACCTCTCCTGGGCCGCCATCTGCCGGATCGACGGAATGATTCAATACATCCTAGAAGCTGGCCGACTGCGCTACTACCCTGTCGCCGAGAAAAGTCTGCGTAACCGCCTTCGCCTCTGCGAAAACGTCATCAATCTGGCATTCAGGAGACACCATAAACCAGAAGGAGTCGTTCCGTTTCAAGTCGCCTAACCAACAAACATGGAGAACAAGCAATGAAAACCAAGGCACAACAGAAAAGGCGAAAGCCCTACTGGCCCCACGTGATTCGTCAAGCCGCACAGCGCAAAAAGCAAAGGAAACCAGCCTTCACCTCCAAACAAAAACGCTTGGCAAAAGCATGGCTATCATGCGCATGTGGCAAACTCGACAAACGAATCCCAAAAGAATTGGACGGCGCTCCAAAAGATTGCCGCCTCTTCAGCTTGGGTATCGACTTCGCTATGGCCGTAGCGCGAGACAATCCGCAAGGCGCGCTAGACTTGCTACGTAAAATCCAAAAGCGCGAGGCCGAACTTCTAAAGGAGCTCGGCAACAAGCCGAAGGCCACCTAAAGCGCAGTACTACCACTTTGCTACCACTACGCCCAAGCTCCGCACTGCATTTTCGACTACACTCACTCACCACAACGTTCGCTATTGCAAACATCCTCGACTTGCTGTAAGCTGTGACGCATAACCAACATCGCGTCCAGCCGCACCCAAAGCTGAGCGGTTTCCTAAACCGGCTGTCGCAGGTTCGAATCCTGCTGTGGGTAGTTCGCAAGTCGAGCGCTGACCGCAAGATGCGGACCCGCAAGGTGCGGCGCAGCTGCAAGCCAAAAGTGGTAGGCTACCACCCAGGCTTGTGCAGGGAGCCACACCAATGCCAAGAATACCAAAGCTTCGCCGCCACGCCACCGGACAAGCGCACGCCAGAATAGGCGGCAAGGATTACTACTTCGGAGTGTGGCCAGAAGGCAAAAAGACCCCACCCGAAGCGGCGCGCGTCAGGTACGAAGCAATCCTCGCCGAGTGGCTCTCGTGTGGTCGGAGCTTCGCCGGCCACACGAATCTCACCATCACACAACTGATCGCCGAATACTGGCTCTGGGCTGCGAAGCGATACGAAACATCTCCTACCGAACTGCGAGACATCAAGCACGCACTACCCGAGTTGCGGCACCTTTACAGCCACGCCAGCGCATACAAGTTCAGCCTGACCCACCTAGAACAAGTCCGCTACGCCATGATTCAACGCGGCCTAAAACGAATAGTCATCAATCACAGAATTGACAAGATCAAAAGACTGTTCAAATGGGCTGCAAGCCGAAAGCTCATTCCCCAAAACGTCTGGCACGACATCAGCCTGCTCGAAAGCCTCAAACCAGGCCAATCCAAAGCAAAAGAATCGCAGCCTATCGGGCCTCCGGACCCAAACGCTGTGACGGCTGCGCTCCGCTACGTGAGCCCTCAAGTCGCAGCCATGATCCAACTCCAAAGATGGACGGGCATGAGGCCCGGCGAGGTCTGCAAAATGCAAAAACACCTCATCGACATCACGGTCCAGCCATGGACCTACCGCATCCACTTCAAACGCAAGCTTCGCACCATCCCGCTGGGGCCTAAAGCAACATTTCTCCTCTCTCACTGGATGAACGAGAATCACTCACTGAGAGACTATCTCTTTTCTCCGAGGGAAGCCGAGCAGATCAGAAGATCTCTGCAAGCCGCGAGACGAACCCACGCCAGACGCAAGTCCACCATACAGCTTCGCGTGAGACGTAGGGAGCCAGGACCAAAGTACACAGTCGCATCCTATGCCCGAGCCATTGCCAGGGCGTGCCGCAAGGCAGGCGTCAAGCACTGGCATCCCCACCAGCTGCGCCACGAAATGGCAACACGCATCCAGCTAGCCGTCGCAGAAAGCCTTGCTGCTGCACAAGCAGTCCTCGAACACACCAGCCCGCAAGTCACGCAGATTTACGCACACGCCAGCAACAACATTGCAGCTGCACTGGTAGCCAAGCACGGGTAACGACGCAACTCAGCTGCCCCAGCTGAGTTACGTCGAATCTGCGAAAAAACCTTGACAGCTACGGTATTATCTCACTCCGCCACATTTTTGACTTGAAACACATACTGAACATGGGTACAGTTAGGCAAATGCAGGCATCTGGCTTTTGGCTAACATTAGATACACGAAGGGAGGCTTGCCGTGCAAGAGTTGCCAAACGACAACGAGTTGATTCCGCTCTCCGAGGCCGCCAAATACTTCCCAGGTCGCACAGAGTCGCGCCGGGTCTGCCTCCACACACTGTACAGGTGGATCAAAAAAGGCGTTCGCGGAGTTCGCCTGAGAGTGCAGGTCGTCGGCTACCGCCAATACTGCACTACCAGAAAGTGGATTCGCGAGTTCACTGAAGCGACCAACAAAGAACACCCAATCGCGACCAGACCACACCTGCCGCACCACAAAGCCGACGAAATCCTAACTGAATCAGGTATCTAACACATGACCACAGCAGCACCAAAAGAGCGCCCGCGCATCTTGCGCATGAACAAGATACCAACCAAGCCCATCCACTTTCTATGGAAACCATGGATTCCTCTCGGCAAGATAACAGTCGTAGACGGCGACCCCGACCTAGGCAAGTCAACCATGCTGCTCGACATTGCAGCCAGGCTCAGCACGAACGGGCTAATGCCGGACGGATTCCAGGGGCCAACGGGAGCAACTGTACTTCTGTCAGCTGAAGATGGAGCCCATGACACCATAAAGCCGAGGCTCATGACGGCAGGAGCCGACCTAGCCAAGATCGTCGCCATCACCGAAGTACATGGCGACCACTACACTCGACCCATCCGCCTGCCGGCCGACCTTAAGATCGTCCTCAAAGCCATCATGGCAACACAAGCCAAGCTGCTAATCATAGACCCGCTCATGGCATACCTTGACGGCGTAGACGCCGTGAAGGACCAAGAAGTACGATACGCCTTGCACCTCTTCAGTAAGCTAGCTGAACGTACTGGCGCAGCCATCATCTTGCTGCGGCACCTGAACAAGGCCAGCGGAACCAAAGCCATCTATCGCGGCGGTGGAAGCATTGGCATCATCGGGGCGGCCCGATCTGGCATCCTAGTAGCCAAAAGCCCAGACAACCCAGAACAACGCATCCTGGCGTGCTCTAAGAACAACTTGGCCAAAACACCCCCCTCCCTGACATTCGAACTGGTACCAACGCCAGACGGACCATGTCGCGTCTTTTGGGCAGGCCAAACCGCCATCACGGCCAATGAACTGCTGTGCGCAGAAAACGACCACGAAGATAAACCTGCCATAGACGAAGCCGCCGAATTCCTCACGCAACTGCTGGCTCAAGGCCCAATGTCGTCCAAGGCGATTTACTCCCAGGCCAAGAGCGCAGGGATCGCCGAAAAGACTCTGCACCGCGCCAAGAAGAAGCTGGGAGTCAAAGCCCTCAAAGACACACAACCAAACGGGGCATGGGTCTGGCAGTTGCAACCAGAAGATGGCCAAGCCCCCCTGCCATGCGGACCTTGGCCACCTTCGCCAATAAAAGGATCAGACGGAACCGCAACTCCCTGCGAACCAACACCTTCGGAATACGCAGCGTAGCTGGTCATACTTGGCCACCTTCAATGACCAGCTTCGAAGCACACGGCGAAGGTGGCCAGCGAAGCTGGTCAAGCCTGACCAGCTTCGCTGCATACCGCAAAACTATACCACACTTCAACTTGCAACTGTAGCGACTCCAAAATCGCCGAAGATAGCCAAGAACACCGTGCAAGAGACGCGCGGCCACCTTCGTGCACAGGAGCACCAATGAACAAACGCAGCCACCGCCTATTTATCCGGCGAACGCTTAACGTCTGGCACACCCAGAAGCGCAAGCCTGGCCCACTCGGATCACAACTCACACTAGACCAGCTTCGTGGCATGGTAAAGGCGCAACAACAATGCCCTTACTGCTACACCGTCATCACGCCGCGCAACTTCAGCATGGACCATCGAGTACCACTAAGCAGAGGGGGCTTACACGACATCGCAAACGTAACGATTTGCTGCAAGGCGTGCAACACGGCTAAAGGGCAACTGACAGACCAAGAATACGCCAAGCTCCTGCACTTTCTCTGCACCAACTACATCCAGGCAGCACAGCGCGACATCTTGGCCCGACTCAAAGCTGGGGCTCGGCGATTCATGAGAAAGGCTGCGTAACTATGAAGAAGCTCACCCCCGACCAACAAAAGCTCGCCGCCAGCGGAATACACCTCGCCACAGCTCTGGCCTGTAAGTTCGTCAAGAAGCTCACAGACAAATCTAACGAACAAGAATACCACTCGGCAGCACAACTAGCCCTATGTCACGCAGCACTCTCATACGACCCAAGCCTCGGAAGCCTCTGGACGACATACGCCTACAAGGTCATCCAGAACGCGCTAATGCGCACACACCGAAACCTCAAACCCAAGGGATTCAGGCACAACAAAGACAGTAATCAGCCCCCAGTAATCCTCCGTCGCAGCCAGGAACACCTCGACGAAATCCCAGACCCCAGAACCGCGCATCCACAAATAGACGAAACACTAGAAGGACTGCGCGACTCAACCAAACAAATCCTAACCGACCACATCCTGGGCGGCCGATCTTGCCGGCAAATTGCACGAGACTGCCAGGCCAACCCAAGCGCCATACGAAACAAAATCACCAGGGCGCTCACCAAACTCCGCCGACAACTTGCCGCATGAAATCCCCAACCATTCTCAGCTACGCACTGGACCCATCACTCATCATGAGGGCGATGGGAAAGAAGCCAGACCCGTGGCAAAAAGCAGTCTTGAACGAAAAAGAACACCTATTGCTCAACTGTCACAGACAGGCCGGCAAAAGCACCATCATCGGCGTCAAGGCTTGTCACCGAGCCGTTTTCTTCCCCAAGTCAACAGTCGTCATCATCAGCAAGACCCAACGTCAAGCCGGAGAGTCCTTCCGCAAGTTCCTGGACGCATACTATGCCATTGGCGCACCCGTCGCCATGACGCACGACTCGCAACTCTTCTGCGAGCTAGAAAACAAAAGCCGCGTCATATCCCTGCCAGGACGAGAGGACACCATTCGCGGCTACAGCGCCGTAGACCTTCTAATCATCGACGAGGCTTCGCGCGTCCCCGACTTCCTCTACGCCGCAGTCAGACCTATGGTCGCCATCTCGCGTGGCCAAATCGCTTGCCTCAGCACCCCATTCGGTCAACGCGGATTCTTTTGGCGCGAATGGAAGCGCACCGATCACTGGAAACGCATCCAGGTATCCGCAGACCAATGCCCACGGTTTACCAAGGAATACCTAGAAGCCGAAAGGCTAGCTCTTGGTGACAATGCCTTCGCACAAGAGTACATGTGTTCCTTTGTAGCCATTGAAGGGCTCGTCTATCCAAACTTCAAGCGCTGCCTCATTGACACATGGCCAGATCCAAAGGGCCGCAAGATCGGCGGAATTGACTGGGGCTGGAGGAACCCCTTTGCCGCCGTCTGGGGCATTCACGACCAGGACACAGACATCCTCTACATCCAGGCCGAGCGATACGCATCCACGCGCCCACTAGCCGAACACCGCGACGCCCTCAAGAAAGTTGGCGGCACATGGTACGCAGACCCTTCGGGGCCAACAGAAATCGCTGAATTCCGCGCAGCTGGCATCAGTGTATTCAAGGGCAACAACGCCCTCGAAGCCGGCATAGCCGCAGTTACGGCCCGAATCGACAGCGACCGCCTCAAAATCTACGCACCAAACTGCCCCAACGTCATTGACGAGGGAGAGACATACCGATACCCAGATCGGCGCGAGTACCACCCAGAGCCAACAAAGCCAATCGACGAACACAATCACGCCTGGAGCGCAATACGCTACCTCATTAGCAAGCTCGATGTCCACTTCATGGCTCGCTACCGATTTAGAGAAGAGCTTGCCCAGCCACTCCTACCAAGGCTGCAACCGCAACAGCACCCAGCCGAGCGCATTGGCCCAGACTTCAACGACCCCAACATCTGGACAACTGTCTAATGACACTCAAAACCATCTTGCATCGCCTTGCCAAATGGGTCGCCGCCAAGACCACACAAGGCTCCTTCGGCTCCGGCATCAGCACACCCATAGACGCATATGGACGTCACCGCGCACCTACTCAGGTCGAACTGATAGCTCAACTCAAGAACACAGCTTACACCTGCGCAACCATCAACGCCCAGGTCTGCGCCACCTTTCCGCCCAAGCTCTACGTAGCAACCGCAACAGGACAGCGCAAAACGCGACTCGCCACACGCGCCTTGCGCGCCTCAGAGCTTGAGCGCCTGCGCCAAAACAAGAACATTCAGCAATACATCGCCAAGGCTCACACAGTCGAGGAAGTGACCGAGCACCCAATGCTCGACATGTTCCGCAACAACTTTGACTTGTGGGAACTCACCACGCTATACCAGGAGTCCGTGGGCTCAGCCTATTGGCTTTTGGAGTACAACGACCTCGGTGTGCCACACAACGCCTGGATTCTGCCGGCATACATGGTCACACCCAAGCGCGAGGACGGCAGCACGCGCGTTATCGACTACTTCGAGTACACAAAAGGGACACGCACAGAAAAATTCGGGACCCACGAAATCATCTACTTCCGCTACCCAGACCCAAAGGACCCATACCGAAGCGGACTCTCGCCAGTACGAGCAACCTACGAAAACATCGCAATGGCCAGCGAATATTTGGCATTCAAGCGAACAATGTGGGACAACGCTGGGATGCCAAGCGTGCTAATCAGTCCACACGACGGCTGTGGACCCGACGAGCGCCAAAGGCTTGAAGAAAAATGGCGACAACTCTTCCACCGAGGCGGCCGAACCGGCGGCGCTATGGTTGCCGAATACCAAATGCACGTGGACATTCTCAGCCACAGCATGGGCGACCTTGCCGCTTTGGCCGAGTACGGCGCAACAACCAAGGACATTTGCAACGCCTTCCACGTCCCAATTAGCTTTTTGACCAGCGAAACCAATCTCGCCAACTTGCAAGCCGCGCGCGAGCAGCACCGCAGCATGGCGATCAAGCCGAGAATCTTGCGCCGCGACGACACCATCAATCGACAACTCGTTCCCTTGTTCGATGACTCAGGACGGCTATTTGTGGTCAGTCCGGACCCAGTACCCGACAACGAAGAGTTGCGCCTGAAAAAGATGGACCTCGAATTGCGCCTCGGCAAAAAAGCCATCAACGAATGGCGCGAGCTGGACGGCGAGCCGCCAGTCGAATGGGGAGACAAGCCGTGGCTCCCAGGGCATTGGATTCCCACAGACAAGGCCCGAGCCAACGTACAAATCGTGCTGATTGACAACCAAGACAAGCCCAACCCTGGCCTTGACGCATCTCCATCCATCGACCAACAGCCAAAGGATGAACAATGAAATGGCATCAAGACTTCGGCCCAGTCGAGGGGCCGCTTGGCTTCCCAATGCTCGACAAACAAGCCCAGGCCATCGACCAGCTTCTCAAAACGCTCCCAAAGGATGAGGCATTTCGCTACCGCAAATCTGCCCAATTCAAGCTCACAGAGCTAATGACCGGCGAGCGCACCGACGTAAGCTGGATCAGCACGCAAGACGTAGACCGAGTCGGCGACGTAGTCATAGCCGCCGGCATGGATGACTCGCACTACCGACTCAACCCGCTTGTCACACTCGGCCACGAATACGACACAATGCCTGTCGGAAAAAGCCAATGGCGCAAGCGCGACAAGGATGGATCGCTTGTAGGAGTCAAGGCCAAAACGGTCTACCCCAAGAGACCCGACGACTGGCCTGGCGAAGAGTGGGACCCGGACTACGCATGGTCGCTCGTCAAGGCTGACCTTCTGCGCGGCAAATCCATCGGTTTTCTCCCCCTCGAAGTCCACAGTCCAAAACCAGAGGAGATCAAAAAGAATCCAGAATGGGCCAACGCCACACTCATTATCGACAAATGGCTCCTCTTGGAGTACGCCTGTTGCTTCCTGCCAATCCAGCAACACGCCGTGGTCATTGAGGTTGGCAAGGCTGCCCTGCCGCCAAAAGCTCTACACATGGTCGCGAAAGGCTACAACCTCAACATAGAACAGCTTGTGCAGCAACACATCGGGTTCACCACAATCGAAGCCGTCCAAGAGGCCATTCAGCGACGACTAATGCAAATCGACTTCGCTGCCATCACCGAATCAGCCATCAGTACAGCCGTAAATCGCGCCAAAGGCCGAGTATAACCAATTAGAGCCGATCCACATCAGGCGGGCCAAGGCGGACTCCAAGCCGCTCACCCGCTCACGTCGAGACGGACCACCACACATCACACATCCCACAACCGCACAGGAACACTCTAACCATGTTCGTGCAACTCCTGAAAGACCACTTGGGTCAAAAGGCTGGCGCGCGCGTAGACGTTGACGAGCCGGTCGCCAAGACCCTGATGGAGCAAGGCATCGCCAAAGAGTTGGCTGCCAACCCGTTGGAGGAATTGGTCGCCAAGTCGATGGAAGGCATTCTTGCCAGCCTCCACAAAACCCTCGAAGCGAATCTCGAACACCAACTGAAAGAATTCGCCAAAGCCCAGACTTGCTCCCGCAAAGGAGCCGCCGAGCGCATCTTTGGACACCGAGACGCAGACGCAAACCCCAAGGGCAACACCTTTGGCAAGTTTTTGCTAGCCGTTCGTCTTGGCGACCATAAAGCCTTGGAGGGCATGGGAGCTAAGTACGTCGAGTGGAACGACGTGCCAGCCGAATACAAGTCCACACTGGTCACCCAAGAAGGCACACTGGGAGGCTACGCCGTTCCGGATGAACACTACCAGGACATCTTGTCGCTGGTCATTGAAAAAACTGTCGTACGCAAGCGAGCCCTGGTTATTCCGATGAGCGGCCGCACCTTAAAGGTGCCCATCGTCGATCACGCAACCGCTCCGGCCTCTGGCGATACTGCCTACCTGGGCGGCATGACAATGACTTGGACCGAAGAAGGCGCAGCCGCAACCGAGGACAACCCGCTCCTTGAGCAGATCGACCTCACCAACTACGAACTTCTCGGCTACGTGCCGGCCAGCAACACCTTGCAGCAGGACTTCAAGGGCCTAGAAAGCTTCTTGAAGCGACTCTTTGCTGACGGTATTGCCTGGTACGAGGATCGCGCCTTCCTCCGTGGCGACGGCGTCGGCAAGCCATTGGGCGCCCAAAGCTGGACTGGATTCATCTCTGTCACCCGAAGCGCAGCCAGCGCATTTGCTCTGGCTGATTACGCTGGCGTCCTGGCGCGTTGGCTTGGCGAATACAACGCCAGGCATTCCTGTTGGGTCGCTCACCCCACGGTGCTTGCCAAGCTGTATCAACTGGTGGCCACCAACAGCATCCCGCTCTTCATTGACAATGTGCGCGACAAGCCTGGCGCGATGCTTGGAGGTTTGCCGCTAGAAATCAGCGAAAAAGTCCCGGCGCTCAACACTGCTGGCGACATCGGAGTCTACGACTTCAGCAAGTACCTGATCGGTGATCGGCAGCAATACGAAGTCGCCTTCAGCCGAGACTTCCTGTTCAACAAGAACCAGACCGCATGGCGCGTGGTTGACCGCGTTGGTGGGCTCCCCTGGATGCGCGACAAGTTCACGCTATCCGATGCCACTAATACGCTCGGCCCGTTCGTCGGACTCGCCGCCGGATAACAACGATACACCTCTTTTGTCGCAGCCGTGAATAGGGGGCTGAGCCAAGCTCAGCCCCCGGCGCTGAGAGCAAAATGACCTACTTCAAAGCTTGGTGCCGATGTCCCGTGTGCAACAAACTCCACATGGCGTACACCACCAAAAACACTCCGCGACTCAGCGGAGGCAGTTACAGCCTGCCGTGTGAAAAGCACTGCAATCATCGGCCAAACAAGCCAACCAGTACACAACCATCCCTTTTCAACTCCAAGGAATAACCCATGCAGTGGCTCCATGAACAGATCGGCGTCGTCGCAACCATTGACGCCAAGGACCAGAACAACCAGTCTGGCGTCTTGAGCGACGCCATCGACATGTCCAAGTTCCGTCAGATTCTGGCCATCCTGAACTGCGGAAACGTGGACAACGCATTCGACATGAAGCTTCAGGCTTCCGCGACTGCCGGCGGCTCTTACGCGGACATCACCGGCAAAGCCATCACGCAGCTTGCGGCCCACGCCACCAACAACGACGGCAAGATAGTCGCGATCGCGCTCAAGCAGGAAGAAATGCCTGCCGGCAAGCAGTTCGTCAAGGTCAGTCTGACTGTGGGCAACGGAACAGCGAACCCGTGCGCAGTCATCGTGCTCGGCGAAGCAGTCTATGCGCCGGCCACAAATCATGACTTAGCCGACGTAGCAGAGATCATCAAGTAGCTTCAAGCCACATGGGCCTGGCGCACGCCAGGCCCCCTTTGGTTGCACACTTATGGCTGACCTCATCACCGCCGCGTACGCCAAGCGACGCATCAATAAGACCACTTTCACCTCGGGCGAAGATACGCTCATCAACGAGCTACTGGCCGCCTGCTCGAAGCAAATACGCAAATTCTGCCGCAGAGAGTTCGATAACCAGCAATTCGACCAACTGTACAACGGAACTGGGCACCGCCGGCTCATGCTGCACGAATGCCCCATAATCTCAATAGCCCGAGTCGCCAGCGGCCCAACAGACGTACTGAAGGTTACCAACACCGCCAGCGCCAACCAGCGCGCAACCGTCGCTGTCACCAGCACAGGCTTGACGTTGGTGCGTGTTGCATCCGCAGTCACAACCACTAACACGTTGGCATTTGCCGATTCAGACAAGAACACCATTGGCGAATTGGCGACCGCCATCACGGCACTTGGAAACGGCTGGAGCGGAACAGCGGTCAGCGGATATTCAGACTGGCCCAGCGCTGACCTCAAAGCAATCCAGGGCGCTTTCAACGCCAAAGACGCCACGGTTGGACTGAAGATTCACGTCACAGAATTATCAAGCTATGAAATTGAAGCTGACGCCGGTTTCTTGATTCGCAGCGCACCAGGCCAGAACCCATTCATCCCGCCATACGACGACTTGATCTGGACGCCAGGCTACCACAACTACCGCGTCATATACAACGCCGGCTTCGCAACGGTACCGGAAATCATCCAAGAGGCTTGTGCAGAATGGGTAGCAGCACTTTTTTGGCAATCCAAGCGCGACCCTGGGGCCACCAAGACAAGCACATCGTATCCCTCACAGCCAACGACCCTCCCAACGCTCGGAATGCCTGAGCAAATCAGGCAGATGATCGAGCCGTACATCAACCCAAGGCTGCAACTGTAGCATGTTCGAACCGAACACCACCTGTGACATCTACCGAACTGGCACCGCGCCGCCAGCGTCGCCAGCCGTATCGGGTGTCCAAATCCTACTCATTTCAGACTTCGAGCGTGGACAAGAAAAAGATGGCACAAAATGGAGCCATTACATGCTCTGTGCACTCGACACGGACGTGCGAGACGATTGGGACGAAGGAACGCCGTCGCTAACCAACGACACGGTATGGATTCCAGATAAAGACGGCGTTGAGTACCGAGTTCAGTTCGTGACGCAACTGTACCGAGGTACTCCGGACGAGCAAAAGAAAGTCTACCTGGCCCGCGCAGGAGTCACGTGGCCGAAAAACGACGGGCTGTAACATGGACCTTCCAAACACCAAAAGCGAAGCTCAATCAGTGGTCGCCCTTTGCTCCGTCATAGGGCTGACCCTGGTAACCGCCGCCTCCCTGGTGGCCGACAGAGCCAACGGCACATCCAGCGAAGTGACTACCATGCTAGCAGGAGGGCTGATTTCGCTCTGCTCGACTGGAGCAAGTTGGTTATTCCGAAACGAAAACGGAAAACACACACCCACCAAGCCAGAAGCGTAAAGCAGACCTACTGGACGCACCGCCGACTCACGCCTCACCACGCACGTCTTTTTGTACCTTCTGGCCACAAGGCCCCGCCCTGAGCCGCACAGGGCGGGGCACACGCCATGAACAGACTTCCGCTCCTCAAGCCTGGCGACATCATTCTCCTCCACTCCGACAGCTGGATGGGCAGAGTGATCCGCTGGTTCGAAGCCAAGCAAACAGGACACGCGCGTGTCCAGCACGCCGCAATGGCTCTTGGCGGACTTATGCGACAACCAGCCGTGCTTGAAGCCCTGGCCACCGTCCGGCGCACACCTCTATCACGATACACAGATCAGCAAATCATCATCTACCGACACAAGCATCTGCCAAAAGCAGCCAGATGCGAAATTGCTCTCGAAGCCGTAACGCGCCAAGGCGAGCCATATGCCGTCCTCAAGCTCTTGTTGCTGGCCGCAGACGCCTTAACGGGAACCACATTCTTCAGCCGCACATTCAAGATCACCAAGCTCATGGTGTGCTCAAACGTCATTGCCTGGGCTTACGAGCGAGTGCTTGGCTTCCAACCGTTCAACTTGCCCTGGCAGAGCGTAACACCAGACCACATAGACGACACTTGCTCACGCAACCCAGAAGATTGGGAATGCCTCTACGACTCCATCGAGGAGAACACATGATTCACGCCTTCGCGCTGCTTACAGCCATCACCTTCGCTTGACCACCAAGCCAGCAGAGCCCAGTTGGGCCAAATCCGACGCCAGGCACGGCAGCCAGCCACGCCACCGTTCAGGTCATCATAACGTCGCAGAGCGGAGCGCAGGGAGGCGGTTCTGGCGTAGTGGTTGCCGTCAAGCCATCGGACAAAACTCCTGGCAACTTTACGGCCTACATTCTCACGTGCCGACACGTCGTCATGGACGAGGACTCACGAACACACCAATCAAACATCACCGTCAAATTCCCAAACAACAACCACACTACGGCTGACATCTTCCGAACCACAAGCATCTCGGAGCCAGTAGACCTGGCTATCATCGTAACAACGATCAACTGGTCGCAGCCAACAGCCAAGCTGGCAGACAGTGAAGCGCAGACAGGCGAACCTGTATTCTGCGTCGGCTATCCAGGGCTAATCGGCCCAAAGCTTCGCAACGGTGTCAGCCGAGGCTACGCTGGGGCAATCAGTAATCCGCCAGCAGTGCCGCGCAACAGCAATGAATTCGCACTGGCCTGCGAACCAGGAGACAGCGGTGCCGGAGTCTGGCGCACATCATCTGGATATTTGGTCGGCATCGTTTGGGGCGGCGAACCAATCAACATCACGTACGCCGTCACACTAGCCGACATCAGGGCGTTTTGCGAATACACAGGCTGCCCGTGCCCAAAGAACCCAACCAGGCCGCCCGCTGACCTGCCACGGTTCCCGCCTGAGCCAGGCCCCCAAGGGCCTCCTGGCCCACCAGGACCTCCTGGCAGAGACGCCGAGCCTCCACCAATCAGCGCGGCTGGCCATATCGTCACAGGCGTGCTCACCGGCAGCGCATTCCCAATCATCTTTGGATTGGGACAGCTTGGTGCCTGGCTTTGGCGTCGCCGCCGGCCAGGCGAAGCCCTACCGATTCCAGTGCCGCCCGTACAAGCGCCACCAGGAGACCCGCTCGAAAACGCGCTGACCGAACTCAGTAAGCGCTTCGACTCAATCCAGAAAGTCTCAGCCATAGTGCACCAAATCGCAGCCAAGCTGCCCAAGCCAAACGCGCAATAGATTCCGCCGCGGGCCCGCCACAAGCAGCACTGCGGGCCTGCGGCGCCTACAACTCTGACGAGGATAGCATGAGGGAACGCAAGAAACCCAAGCCGGCCTTCCGAGTCTGCCTTGTCTTGCAGCAGCAAGACGAAGCTGGACGATTTCAGCACTTGGCCATCAAGAGGATCGGCAAAGGATACGCAACGCAAGAAGAGGCCCAGGCGGCTTTCGACGCCACTCTGGCGCAACTAAAGCTACCCGCAACCACGGTCCCAGAATGATCGCTTGGCTAGCCAACATCGCGACTTCCATCGCTAGCGCATTGCAAGCGCACAGGAAGCCCAAAGCCAAACGCTCTCCGCGTTGGCCGCAACTGAGAGCGGAGCACCTCAGATTAGAGCCTTACTGCCAAGCTTGCGGCAGAGCCAACCATTTGAGCGTGCACCACGTCGAGCCTGTGCACGTTGCGCCCGACAAAGAGCTTGACTCGAACAACCTCATTACTCTGTGCGAAGGGCCGGTTTTCAACTGCCACCTGTTTTTCGGACACCTCGGCAACTGGAAAAGCTGGAACCCAACTGTCAGGAAAGACGCCTGGTATTGGAAAACCAAGGTATGCACACGACTGAAATAAAGAGCATCTATCTGGCAGGCCCAATGCGAGGAAAGCCAGAGTTCAATTTTCCGGCGTTCAACGAAGCCGCCGCCAACCTGCGAAGCAAAGGGTACGCAGTATTCAATCCAGCCGAGCGAGATGTTATTGAGGACGGATTCGACCCTCGCAAAGACCAGCCCAAGTCGCTGGCCCATTACATGCAACACGACTTACCGGCCGTCTGTGGCTCCGACTGCATAGTAGTGCTGCCTGGCTGGCAACAGTCACAAGGCGCAACCTTGGAAGTTCATGTTGCGAAAGCGCTAGGACTTCCCGTACTGAAATACCCAGACTTGGAGCCTGAAGCCGAAGAGACAATCGTCACCAACAAAGACACGGGCGGAGCTAAGGCTGCCAAGTCGGCCCGATTCGACTTGCTTCCCTGGGACATCCTCGAAGAGGACGCCAAACTCTACTGCGAAGGTGCCAAAAAGTACGCAGAGAGAAATTGGGAGCGAGGCTATGCATGGAGCTTGAGCTTTGCAGCAGCCATCAGGCACATGACGGCTTTCTGGCAGCGCCGCGAGTCTCTCGATCCTGAGACTCGGAGACACCACCTGGCTTCAGCAAGATTCCACCTTGCAGCGCTCATGAGGTTTGAGCGCGATTTCCCCTGGCTTGACGACAGACCAAAACCACAAGGAGCGACCAATGGAAGCAGTGACATTCACATATCTCATCGGCCAAGTGGTCCGTTTAGCCAAGAGCCTTGAAGAAGGCGAGATCGTGGCTCAGGCCCGCTACAGCTACATGGAGCCTCACTACTTAGTGCGCTACAAAGACAGCACCGGCTCACAACGAGAAGTTTGGTGGTGCGAAAGCGCAATCACTTCTGTCCCATAACAGGAGCACACAATGGACGATCCGTTCCAATTCCAGATCAATCAGTGGGTGCGCTACCTGGCGGCGCAAGACGAAGGTCAGGTCATTGACCGCTATGAGGACCTAACGGACGGCACGCGATGGTACATTGTGCATTTCACCGATGCCGCTGGGCAGTCCTACGAAGCCGAACACAAAGAAGATGAATTGGAGGCAGTAGAGTAATGGATGACCCCTTTATCTTCTCCATTGGCGAAGAAGTGAGCATCATTCCGCTCATCAACACTGGAACCGTCATCGACAGGCGCGAAACGCTTGAAGGTGTGCGCGAGTACCTTGTGCACTACACGGTCAACGAAGAAATACATGACGAATGGTTTCCCGAGGACCAACTGGAGCGATGAGAAGCCCAGCTGCGCAAGTGATACACGAACTCTTGGAGCGATGCCCAGACGCGCCTGCGCTAACCATCGCCAAGCGAGCGTACGCCAAGTGGCCGCGCCTGTGGCCCAACCTTGAGGCTTGTCGCACAATGGTGCGAGAGAAACTAGGGGTGCACGGCGAGAGTCACCGCAAATACGCCACACATCCACGCAAGCCCAGACGGGCCGGCGAAATCCCTGAGCCGCTCAAGCATTTTGCTGCGCCGTGGGACAGCATTCGGGTAGCCGGCCCCCTCAGGGCGCTAGTGCTCTCTGATATTCACGCTCCGTATCACGACCACCGCGCCATCCACTTGGCTCTGAAGTACGGAAGCGACCGCAAGGCTAACCTGATCCTGCTAAACGGAGACACTTTCGACTTCTACGGAATCAGTTGGTGGCAACGAGACCCGAGACAGAGAGACTTCCCCAAAGAAGTACAGATAGGCCGACAACTACTGGAAGCCATTCGCGACCAGTTCCCCAGGGCCAGAATCATCTTCAAGGAAGGAAACCACGAAGAGCGCTACGTCTCCAACATGCGCACCAATGCCCCAGACTTCCTGGGTATTGACGACTTTGAGCTACGCAGCGTGTTTCGCTTCGACCGGCTGCACATCGAGCATGTCGGCGACAAGAGACCAATCAAGCTCGGCAAGCTCAACGTGATTCATGGCCACGAGTACCGCGTCGCCGTGCAAAACCCAGTAAGCCCGGCGCGGTTCTTCTTCCTGCGCGGCCAATGCCACTGCCTTGGCGGACACTTCCATCATACGAGCCAGTTCAGCCACAAAAATATCGAGGGTCACGTCATCAGCACGTGGTCTACCGGCTGCCTGTGTGACTTGAACCCCGATTACCGCCCACTCAACAACTTCAATCACGGATTTGCTTTTGTCGAGATCACAAGCAGCGGCGCGTTTACCGTAGACAACCTGCGAATCATAGACGGCGAGGTTTGGTAATGTCCGTACGCAACCGCATCAAAGAGCATCGCACCGTCAAGGCCAAAGACTTGAAGCCCCACCCGCTCAACTGGCGGATGCACCCAGAGCGCCAAAAGAAAGCCATGAAGGCAATGCTCAAGGACGTAGGATTCGCTCGCTCCGTCACGGCTTATGAAGATCCCGAAACCAAAGAGCTAATCTTGATCGACGGCCACCTTCGCACCGAGCTTGACCCCGAGGCCGAAGTCGTAGTGGAAGTGCTGGATGTCACGCCCGACGAAGCCAAGAAGCTGCTTCTCACTATGGACCCGCTGTCCATGCTAGCCTCAACCGACCAAGGCAAGCGCGATGCGCTCTTCCAATCCATTGAGCAGGCCAACAAGGAAGCCGAAAAGGTCCTGAAAAGTCTCATGCCGTCCAATTCGCTGGCACACCTTGAACCAGACACTACCCGCCGGTATCATGTCCTGGTGACATGCACAGACGAAAAACACCAACTTCAGCTACTGAAGCAGTTCCAAGCCCTGGGCATGGAATGCAAAGCCATCCTCTCGTAACGACGATAGAGGAGTTGGTGCGACGCAATTTCCACCTGCCCCTTTGGCTTTCCTGGCCGCTCCTCTTCCCAGCAATCCTCATCATCTTGGCTTACGACACATATCATGCCGTCAAAAACCATAGAAATCGCCTGCGACATCGCAAGAACGCCGCGAGTCCTGCAAATTGAAGGCATGTTTGACGTGCCGCCCAGCGCGAGGCAAGTGCTCCGCTGGGAAGTCGATCTGCCGATTGACAACGAGCCGTGGCACATTGGCCTTATCGTTGGACCATCAGGCTCCGGCAAAAGCACAGTCGCGCGGCAGCTATTCGGGCCTTACTTGCGAGACGAGCAGAGCTACCAATGGTCAGACACCGAATCTATTGTGGACGGCTTCCCCGAGGATATGCCGACGCATGACCTGGTTGCATTGCTAAGCTCCATTGGATTCAGCAGCCCGCCAAGCTGGCTTCGGCCTTTCAATAAACTCAGCAAGGGCGAGCAATTCCGCGTGACGGTGGCGCGAATGCTCGCCGAGAATCTGCCTCTTGTGGCGTGCGACGAGTTCACGAGCACCGTGGACCGCACGGTGGCGCAAATCTCCAGCGCGGCAATAGCCAAAACCATTCGGCGTCAAGGCAAGCGCCTGATCGCCATTACCTGCCACGAAGATATTGAAGAGTGGCTACAGCCAGACTGGATGTACAGGCCAAGCGCGAATCAGTTCGCAAGGAGGTCTCTTCGGCAAAGACCAGCCGTCGAGTTGGAAGTTCACCGCGTCACTGCTGAGGCATGGCCACTCTTTCGTCACCATCACTATCTAGACACCGAACTGCACCCCATGAGCCAATGCTACATGGCGACATGGAGAGGCAGGCCAGTAGCCTTCTCCTCGTGGCTGAGCTTGATGCTTCGCAGCCGACTGGGATCAGCAAGACGAGAGCACCGCACTGTCTGTTTGCCTGACTACCAGGGCATCGGCATCGGCAACGCGCTGTCCGACTTCTGCGCCAGCATCCACAAGGCTATGGGGCACAGAGCCACGTCTACAACATCACACCCAGCCATGATCGCATCCAGGATGCGGTCGCCAAACTGGAAGATGACACGGCCGCCCACGATCGGGCGAAGCTCCAAAAGCTCGCACTCAAAGCTCAAGCACTCAACCACGCGCATGACGGCCGGCTTCGAGTACGTCGGGCCGTCGGCCTCAACCGAACACGCAAGGGCTCTGTCATGAAGAAAGGCAAGTTCACTGCGGAGGTGCAGGACCGCATCATTGCCGCACTGCAAAGCGGAGCGTTTCTGCACGTTGCAGCCGAAGCAGCCGGAGTCCACCGTAGCACCATTTGGAACTGGATGAACAGCCCAGGGCGGCGCTACCGCGCCTTTCAGGCGCGAGTCCGTGAAGCCATTGCGCACGCCAGGCTGACAGCCGAAATCACCGTATTCAAGGCTGACCCCAAGTTTTGGCTCCGATGCGGCCCAGGCAGGCAACGCTACGACGAGGATGGCCGGCTTGTCGAGGGCTGGACGGAAGCCGTCAACCCAGAGCAAAAAGAAACACAGCAGGTGAACATCCTGATGTCGCCAGAGTGGGAGGCGATCCGCCTGGCGCTGGAGACAGCACTACACGACAACCCAGAAGCATTACAAAAGGTCACGCAAGCCTTGCTGGCCGTCAAGCACCCACCCAAAGCCATCACGGAGTAACCATGCGGCATTCCAAAGGCAAACGAGTAGGCTACATCAGACCAACCAAGAGCGCCGGCTTCAAGAAGCGCACGAAGCGGCGCGTGCCAAGCTACACTGACAGCCAGGACCCGCCTCCAAGCAGCAATCCAAGCTTACCCCTGAAGCTTAGTGGACGATAGCGTAGAATCCAACACACGTCGTCGATCAGCTTTGCAAGGCACCAATTCGCGTGACAGGGCCTACTATCTATAGGTACCTCGATAGGAACAGTTTCTGAACACCTTTCCTTTGTTCGGGAATTTGCGATATGGTATATAGTCCATCTCACTGTGCGATGGATCGTGTTGCAGTCGGATGATGCGCTCACCTTCCGCCATTCACGGCGATATGTGCGGTGATCGGCACGGCGGTTGTGCCGGTTAATGCGCCACCGGTCGGCCGTGTTATCGCCCCAGTAAGGCGTCAGGCTGGCCCGCCAAGGCACGATCTCGCCCAAGGGTGACCAACGAGGCCATAATGCGGTTGTGCGGTCCTTGGCGCTGGCTTGGCGCAGTTGTGCGGCTATTGGCGCTCGGCCCCCCTGTCGGGGGGGGTAAAGAAAAAGAAACCACCACAACCCGACAGCAGCGTGTGGGGTTCTGGCGCTCAGCCCCAAACCTGCGGTTTGGGGAAAAGAAAGGCCCACGACCGACTGGCCTGCGCTGCGCTGCGGCCGGCCTGGACACACATGTGCGGTGTCTAGCGCTCGGCCCCCAACCTGCGGTTGGGGGAAAGAGAAACCACAACACCCATCATCCATCCAGCGCATGCGCGGTGCGTAGCGCTGTGGCGCAAATGGGCTGCTATTGGCGCTCGGACCCACACCTGCGGTGTGGGGAAGAAGAAAAACCAACGCCCGACTGGCCTGCGCTGCGCTGCGGCCGGCCCGTGCTGCGGTTGTGCGGTTCTAGCGCCTCAGGCCCGCCCCTCGCCTCCGCCCTGAAGGGCGGAGGACTCGCGGGCGGGTTGCTGCCCTGTCCTAGCGCTCAGTCAGTGCGCCGCGCCCCGAATTACCGGCCCCTCGCCTCCGCCCTGGCGGGCGGAGGGCTCGGGGCCGGCGCATCCATGCCCAGCTTGACAGTGCACCCCCTCGCTGCGGGCGTCCATGCCCTGCGCTCGGGGGATATAGGCCCGTCCCTGACAATACACCCCGGCGCACGTGTACGGCAACTGACGCGCTGATACCCCCCTTCGGGGGGCTACTTGCGGTCCCCTCGTGATACTGCAATGACCCTGTCTTTTGAAACGTCACACGCCCCGCTCGCCCCGCCCCTCCGCCCTAGCCCCCAGACGCCCTTACTGCCTGGCACTAACGCTTAGAACGTCGCGCCCTGGGCGATTGGGGGCGGGCTGCGGGGACGGGGCTTCGCGGGCGGCGGCCGAGGCCGTGAAGGACCAAGGCGCATGATTGCGTGGCTACTAAATGGTGGCGCAAAATTGCGAAATGTGAAAATGGCAAATGGGGCAATGGGCGACTGGGGGCGACAGGAGGGCTAGGCGTCACAGGGGCGTGCACCCCGCCGCGACGGAAGAGCGCCCAAAAGTCCGCGAAGGCAGCAGGCACCCACTCGCGCCAAGCCCCGAGCCGAGTGAGCCAGCCGGCATCGAAAGGCCGAGCACGGGCAAGCGGACCTCAAACGCGCCAGGACGGCAGGTCAGGACGGAGCGGACGAGCGACAGGCCCCCAGAAGAAGCTCACCATGCCACAGCGCCAGGCCGAGACGCAGCCAGCACGCACCTCAGGCCGGAGTCCGAGCACAGATCAGCACGGGCTTACACGAGGCAGCCCAGAACAGGTACGCGCACTCGCCAGCCTCACGAGCGAACATCGGCACACCCCTGGCGCAACCGGCACAGACACGCCGGCAGCCCCATACCCAGGAGCCGGCAGGCACGCGCGAGCCAGCGGAGCGAATGGGGACCGAGGCAGGACACACGAGCCGACCAGCGACGACAGGAGCCATAACACACCTCCACAAGAAAACACAGGCCCAAAACACACACGCCCCCACGCACCATTATACCGGCCCGCAATGGTGCTTCCGGATTTCGCGGCTCCAATAGCACATGTAAGCCCGGCCCCAGCAGCGGCATGAGCGGTCGTGGCCCAGCCCCTCGACGCCGGCCCAGCCCAAGCCACTAGCGCTCAGTCGGGCCTGGGCGGGGATGAGAAAAAATAACAAAAATAAAACCCCGCCCAGGCCCTTTGTCACCAACGCTGCGGGGCTGGGCCGGCGTCGGGGCTGGGCAACAACAGAATCCCATGGGCGCTCATGCCGCTGCTGGGGCCGGGCTTACAGGGTCCAGTGGCCGCGAAATCCGTGCTCCACCATTGCGGGCCGGTGTGCGTGGGTCGTGGCGTGTGTGTTTTGGGCCTGTTTTCTTGGGAGGTGTGTTATGGCTCTCGTCGCTGTGGTCGGCTCGCGTGCCCTGCCTCGGTCCTTCGCTCCGGCTGTCTCGCGGGCCTGCCGGCTCCTGGATGGGGCTGGCCGTCGTGTCTGTACCGGTTGCGCCAAGGGTGCCGATGCGTTCGCTCGTGAGGCCGGCGTGCGCGTGGACCTGTTCTCGGCTGCCTCGCGTAAGCCCGCTGATCTCCGTGCTCGGACTGCCGGCCTGGTGCGTGCGGTGGCTGCGTCCGGGCCTGGCGCTGGCGTGGTGTGCTTCTTCTGGGGGCCTCGCTCGCCTGGCTCCGTCCTGACCTGCCGCCTGGCGCTTGAGGCCGGCTTGCCCGTGCTCGGCTTCGATGCGAACGGCTGGCTCCCTCGGCTCGGCGATGGCGAGTGGGTGCCCGCTGCCTCCGCTGGCTTCTGGTCGCTCTTCCGTCGCTGGGTGCCCGCCCCTGACGCCTAGCCCTCCTGTCGCCCATTCGCCCATCGCCCATTCGCCCTTTTCACTATTTCACACTCTTGCACAGGAGCTTGTTATGAAACTCGTGGCGCACTGCAAGAAAGAGCGATATGACGTGTATATTGGACACCCCAGCATTTGGGGCAACCCGTTTATTATTGGCAGGGACGGCACAAGAGAAGAGGTAATCGCGAAATATAGGGCATGGATCATGCAGCAGCCAGAACTATTGAAGCGAGTCAAAGAGCTGAAAGGCAAGGTGCTGGGATGTTGGTGCGCGCCACAGGCGTGCCATGGAGATGTATTAGTGGAGTTAGCGAATGAATGATAAGCGCAATTTCGGCCCAAATCAATGAGGGCCGAAATTGCTTAGGTTTTGAATGAAAGGAGTGAAAGATGAACGTATTTGTGTTTGGATCGAACACTGAAGGTAGGCATGGCAAAGGTGCAGCGCTTGAAGCAAGAATGAAACACGGAGCCATCTACGGCCAAGCAGAAGGACGACAAGGCGATAGCTACGCAATCCCCACAAAGGAGCTGCGCAGCTGGATGCCGCCCGTTACACTGCAAGACATCGATCGCGCCGTTCAGAAGTTCCTCCTCTATGCTAAACAACACCCAAGCACCGAATTCATCCTAACGCCCATAGGCTGCGGCCTTGCAGGATTCAAGCCCGAACAAATTGCTCCAATGTTTCACGATGCCCCACCCAACGTCAAGCTGCCCAATGAATTCCTGAAGATACTCAGTAAGTAGGGCGCGATTTCGGCCCAGAAAAATGAGGGCCGAAATCGCTTAGGTTTTAAATGAAAGGAGTGAACAATGAACAAGTTTAGAACGTCTAGAACAGCCTTGATGGAAGTAAATGAAGAAACGTGGAACAGACTGATGAATAGAAACAGCGGGCTAGGAGAGCCAGCACACGCTCTAGTGTGGCAAGACGAAGAATTTGACTATCGCGACAAAGAGTTGCCGCGATTTGACAACAAGAGGAGTGCACGATGAATCCAACTGTGAAGCCGATCAGCATTCAGCTAATCCCAGGACTGCAAGTCATCCCGTGGACAGGCGTCGCGTGGGCTGGACCGCTGCAACTGGTCCAAGACCTGGGACAAAACTACTGGCTCGTCCAATACTGCTCCACTGGACGCAAAGCCAAGCTGCGCATACAACCAGGATCACTCATAGCTACCACACAAGGCTACAGGCCCTGGATGTGGCACGCAATTGCCATCCACGGCGCTTGAATAGATGCTTTTGAATGTGAACAATCGATGCAGAAAGTGTATGCATCGAGTCATCTTTTCCAGAAGGGAGTGTACCATGTCTGCTGAACCATTCACCGCGCAAGACGAAGCCGAAGCTGCCCCGCTGTACCCAACGGGCACCTACAAGGCCGTCGTCCTGGAACACGGCTTCTCGCGAGCCGACAGAGGTAACGGCACGCCGCAGCTTTACATCATCGTGCAGCTGCAAAGCAAGGTCATCAATGGCGACACTCAGCCCGTGGACGCCGTCAACAAAACCATCTACAAGCCCATCACCAAGCAAACCGCCACTTACCTACTCAGCGACCTCAACCGCCTCTTTGCTTTCCCACACCGCCAGTTCGGCCCACTCTTGACCTTCGAGCTAGCAGGCAAGCCGCTCACCGTCTACTGCAAACACACGGACCGCATGCGCCGAGACCAAAATGGCGAATACACCATCGTCGTCGGCAAGCGCGAAGAATGGAACTGGTCCATCCCTGGCCCAGTCTCAATAGCCGCGCACGAAGTCCAGGCGCTAGACGCTGAGCTTGGCCTGGCCCCAGCCGAGCCCAAGAAGCCGACTAAGCGCGCCAAAGCAATGGCTGCTGACTTGTAGTCCTTTCTGATCTGCGGCGCGTCGCTGTTTCCGGCAGCGACGCACCGCAACAATGGAGGTGTGTGTAATGAAAACAACAGTGCTATTCACCGAGCAAAGTGCCCACATATTCACCTGTCGCACCTGCCTCAAGCGCCGCAAAAAGGCACAACGGCGCAAGACGCAGTATCCTATCAAGCCAACCAAGCTCGCCGTTGTCGGCTCCAGGGCCTACCCGAACTTGGAACTTGTCGAGGAGTTTATCGCTTCTCTGCCGCCCCACATTGACACCATCGTATCGGGCGGGGCCGCAGGAGTAGACACTACCGCTGAGATCGCCGCCAGGGCTCGCGGATTGAACGTCATCACCATTCGCCCAAACTGGAAAGCATTCGGACGGTACGCCGGCTTCGCACGCAACGCGCTAATCGTCAAAGAAGCCCACAAGGTCATCGCATTCTGGGACACCGAAAGCAAAGGCACGCTCCACACGATCCACCTCGCACAAAAGGTCAACAAGCTACACCGCGTCATCGGGCCCGACGGCGAGACTGTCACCGAAATACCCAAAGAAGCCCTTTCAGAACAAGAAAAACAACAGGTCAGCCGCATAACCCACGCCAGTCTGGCAAAAATGACCATGCTCTTCGGCGAATTCCAAGGACTGCCTTTTGACCAGGTGCCGCTTACCTACCTGGACTGGCTGTGCAACCAAGAATGGTTCACCGGCAAAGCTCGCATCTACACCGAAATGTACCTCTCGCATCCCACCATCCAGCGCGAGTTGGAGCAAGAACGCATCGAAGCTGCACAAAACAAGGGCTGGGTCAAACACCGCTTCGGGTTCCACTACGTATCAAACTGGACCGAGATAGCCGAAGATGAGGGCTGGCAAGCCTTCACAAGTCAACCACCGCCAGCCAGGCAGACAAACCCACACCCAGACCCAGACTGGAAAGAACTGCGATACCTCAACCCGGCCGAACGCGACGCTTCAAGGCAAGCAGTAACCGTCTACCTGGCACTGATCGCCAAGCAAGACGTCCAAAACCACGTGGGCGCCTACATCTGACACACCCCCTGGAAAGGGCGGCTGGCAAGCCTTGTGCTTGTCAGCCGCCCAATAGGATGCAATTATGAAAAACCTACTCGTCGCTACCGCAGCAGCCACACTTTACCTCATCGCCTACGCGATCCTCATGCCGCACTACTGCTACGACCAGCGCACCGCTGTCCTCACAGCCAGCATCATAGCCCTCTTGGCCTACCTGGCCCTCAATAGTGGCCCTCGTTCGCGATTCTTTCAACCAACAAAAAGGAGT